CTGCATAGTTATTCCGAACTTCCAATTAATAAAACTCTATACCCGTAATCTTCAATGAGTTCTGGCGCTTCCCTTTAATTCCTTTTACATATTCAAAATGAATGTTTTTGATTGCCATCTTTATGAATTCAGTTTTTAACTCATCTTCCATTAATTCCCAGCCGTTTAGCAATGAATACTTGAAATTTTTAATCTTCTCATAGTTAAAAGTCTTACCCTTATCATTATCCTTGCGCTTTTCATACTCATGTATTTCTTTGTCAATACGACTTATTATTGGAAAAGCTTCATCCTTATCCATCATACCTTCTATAAAAAGTGTTTGACATCTAGCGCGTTCTTTTCGCAACTTTTCAATATCGATGCCGACATCTTCTATTTCTTTAGGTTGGTTTTCGATTTTATATGATGTTAAATCAAATTGTTTTAGATAATTGTAAAATTGTTTTAAAACCTCGCCTTCGTCGATGTTACATGCATTTTTATTTTTAGTATTTTTGCAGTTAGAACAAAAGTATAGTTTAGAATACCAAACTTCTTTATTTTTAGGCGTATGCTTGACTGTGTTTAAAGTCAATTTCTGGTTACAGTTTGGACATAATAGTTTACTTCTGAAAATAGCGTTATGTTTTACGATTGTAGAGTTAGTTTTTTCACTTATCCTTAATTTTATTTCTTCGTATTCTTCTTCACTTATAATAGCTTCGTGGGTGTTTTCGACGAATATGTCACCGAAAACAAGATGACCTCTAGCTACCGGACTCGTTAGAGCATTGCCTATAACTGATCTGTGCCAGTTTTTACCTAAGGGTGCTTTGTATTTAGAGTTGTTCAATTTTATAGTTATTTCTCTTAAACTAGTACCTTTTTTCGCTTCTTCTACTGCAAATCGTAATACTTTTTTATATTCATTAGGCACAAATTTATCGTTTACTCTGTCGTAATAGAAAGGAGGGACAGTTTTAGCTAACCCTTTTCTAGCTGATGCGCGTCGACCCATTGCAGTACGCTCTTGAATTGTAGTACGCTCCCACTCTGCCATAGCACCTACTAATGTTACGAACAAACGTCCCATAGCAGAAGTTGTGTCATATACTTCTGTTGCGCTCCTAAACAACACGTTTTTATTCTCAAACAATTCTAGTATCTCTAGTAAGTCTTTAACACTTCGAGTTAATCGATCTAGTTTATAGACTAAAACCAAATCAAAATTATCTATTTCATTCAACATTTCTTGTAAAGCGGGTCTGTCTTTTTTAGCTCCGGAGTATCCAGCGTCAGTATATACTTTATGAATTTTCCAGTCGTTTATGTCGCTGTAAGCTCTTAATTTTCTTTCTTGTTCTTCGATAGAGTGTCCTTTTTCTTTTTGTTCAAGTGTACTCACTCTAGTATAAATTGCTACTTTCATGTGCTCCCTCCTCAAAATTGGCAAAAAATAATAAGGGTAGGCGGGCTACCCGTGAAAATTGTATAAAAAAGAGAGAGCGCAGATGCACCCTCTCATGTCGCAAATATTTCAGCGACTTGTCTAATTTGAAGCTTGCCGCAAATATTTCAGCGGCTTGTTTTGTATATATGTAATATACCATCAAAGAGAGTGTAGTTCAAGCGATTTAACTAAGAAATCTAATTTTTATACTATTTTCAATTTTATCTACTGTTTCTTTTGAATATGATATTTCTCCGGCAGGGTCATACCTATTAATTTTCGATATTCTATCCTTGCTGATTGTAGTGATATTTAAAACGTTAGCATAGGTCTTTTTATACTTGAATCGCTCATATCTTTTGCGAACCTTCGAATATTTTTTGAAGTCGTCATTCAGCGATTTGTTTTCATCAAGTAATTTTTGATCGTATGGGTTTTCTGCTTTTGACACCTTTTCAAGATTGTTCATGATTTTTTTAGCTAAATCCTTACCCGTTACGTCCATTTTTTCCAATACTAAAGGTAACAAATCTTCTTCGATATGCACATTGAATTTACTTCTGGAAGATGTAAGTGGAACTACCGTTAATATTGGATTTTTATTTGAATCGTGATTATTAAGTACCATACAAAAATGGTTTCCAGAAAACTCTCTGCCAACATTAACACCTAACTTTACATAAATTATAGTGCCTTTTTTATATCTGGTGTAACTTTTGTTTTCTTTTAACAATCTAACTTCATCCAATAAAAACTCTGAATATTCAAGACACCATGAATTCATATATTTAAATTTGTAAATCTCGCTATTTTGAATCTTTTTAAAATTATTAACTGCTGTTTCTAAAGGTGCGTTCTCTTCCATCCCTCATCCTCCTCGCGCCACATAGGCGTTATTAATCACAATACAACTTTGCCCATTACTTTAATATTACTAAACGAAGCGACTTTGATATCATCATACTTCGGATTTAGAGATACCAAATTAATATAGTCTTCGCATATATCTACACGCTTGATAAGACTTACTCCATCTAATACAACGAGTGCAATTGTACCATCTTTAATAGAATCTTCTTTCTTAATAAAAGCGTATGTTCCTTGTTTTAACATAGGTTCCATTGAATCACCATTAACTAAAATACAAAAATCAGCATTTGATGGCGTTTCGTCTTCTTTAAAAAATACTTCTTCATGCAATATGTCATCATATAATTCTTCTCCTATGCCAGCACCAGTTGCACCACATGCAATATACGATACTAGTTTAGACTCTTTATATTCATCTATAGAAGTGACTTTATTCTGTTCATCTAATTGCTCATTTGCGTAGTTAAGTACGTTTTTTTGTCTTGGAGGCGTGAGTTTACTGTATATGGAAGTGATGTCGTTATTTTCAATTTTTCTATTCTTAGAAATATCAAAACCCATAAGCCACGCTTCGTTAACGTTTAAAGCCTTTGCTAGTTCAAAGACTTTGTCTTGTTTCGCTTCATATTTTCCATTTAAATAATCGCTAATTGAGTTTCTGCCAATACCAGTCCTTCTTGATAGCTCTGATTGAGATATCTTCCGTTCAGACATAATTTGCTTTAATCTATCCTTAAAACTGTTCATATTTCTGAACACCTCCTAAGAATATAATACTACGTACAATGACGATTATCAATAATTTTTAACAAATGTTGTACAGAAAAATGTATTTTATGTGTTGACTTATTTAAACAAAGGTGTTTTAATTGATTTGTACAGAAAACCGAACAAGAAGGGAGGTGAGTTTATGATATACAATTTCGATTATAGTTTGCTGTACGAAAGAATGGCAGAGTATAGATATAGCCAAAGTTCTTTAGCGAACGCAATCCCTATTTCAAGGACATCTATTAATCACAAGTTGCAAGGAAAAAATTTATTCACACAATGGGAAATAAAACGAATCTGTGAATTATTAGAAATCCCGCCAACAAAAGTAGGTAGATATTTTTTTGAACAAAATGTACAGAAAACTGTACAAACATCTTAAAAGGAGGAACGAACAATGCAAGCATTACAAACATTTAATTTTGAAGAATTACCAGTAAATACATTAACAATCGAAAATGAACCATACGTTGTAGGTAACGAAGTAGCTAAGATATTAGGATATTCAAATTATCGAAACGCTATAAATAACCATGTAGAGGATGAGGATAAGCTACGTACCCAAATTAGGTACGCAGGTCAATTAAGGACTGTGACATTAATCAACGAATCAGGATTATACAGTCTAATCTTCGATGCTTCTAAACAAAGCAAAAACGAAAAAATCAGAGAAACCGCTCGGAAATTCAAACGATGGGTAACATCAGATGTCCTACCAGCTATTCGCAAACACGGTATATACGCAACAGACAATGTAATTGAACAAACATTAAAAGATCCAGACTACATCATTACAGTGTTGACTGAGTATAAGAAAGAAAAAGAGCAAAACTTACTTTTACAACAAGAAATTGGAGAGCTAAAACCCAAAGCAGACTATGTAGATGAAATCTTAAAGTCAACTGGAACATTAGCTACAACTCAAATCGCGGCAGACTACGGTATATCAGCACAAAAGTTAAACAAACTACTACACGAAGCTAGATTACAACGAAAAGTGAATAAACAGTGGGTGCTTTACTCAGAACACATGGGCAAGAGTTACACAGAATCAGACACTATACCAATTGTACGCTCTGACGGTAGAGAAGACACAGTTTTACAAACTAGATGGACACAAAAAGGTAGATTGAAAATACATGAAATCATGACTGAATTCGGTTATGAAGCTAACGTAACTGCTTAACAGGAGGGCGCAGCAAATGGAAGATCAAAACAAAAAAGTCATTTATTACTACTATGACGAAGCAGGTAATAGACAACTATTATCAATTGGAGATTTGAATCTCTATTTATTAAAAGATATTAAATCAAGATTTGGTTTATATAAAAAACAAATCCCTGATTTAGATAATCTGTTCGTTCAAATAGACGGTGTTGAATTTAAAGTACTATAACCCGAGCAATGCACCTCTTAAACAACATTATACACGAAAGGAGCATAAACAAATGAACACACTATACAAAACAACCTTCCTCATCACAATGGCAGTTGCGACTTGGAAGGTTTGGAAGATTGAGAAAAACACAAGATTTAAACTTAGAAATTTTGATTATCCAAAAATTAATAATGCTCAGAGCAAATCATTGTTGGATATTGCTAGTCACGATTTAAAAGATATTTAACTGTATTCAAAATTTTCATATCTTGTTGAGCTTTTAAGCTTTCGTATAAAGCTATTGAATAAATAATTTCGTAAGATACGTTTTCAGGAGCATCTTCTTTCAACTTATTTATTCTATCTCTAAAAAAGTCACTGTCACCACCGAATTCTTTTTCGGCTTGATTACTAAGTTCACCAAAGAAATTTTGAAAATCATTAAATTCCATACTTATCACCTCCTTTCACTAGGAGATAACTAAATTATACACGAAAGGAATGGTAGAAGTGCCACCACACATTCAACAAATGTTATACGAAATCCAGTTAAAAGCTGGTATACCTCAAAAATTAATGGAAATGCAAGGTTTGATAAACGATGAAACAACCAAAGAGGAGAAAAAAGAAAATGAGTAACATTTATAAAAGCTACCTAGTAGCAGTACTATGCTTCACAGTCTTAGCAATTGTGCTTATGCCGTTTCTATACTTCACCACAGCATGGTCGATTGCGGGATTCGCAAGTATAGCGACATTCATATTTTATAAGGAATACTTTTATGAAGAATAAAAAAACTGCTACTCACGGCAATGAGTAACAGTATCAAATATTCAGGAAATAAAATTCAAGTTCAATATAAAACGAAAAAACGGAGGAAGTCAAGATGTATTACGAAATAGGCGAGGTATGTCAAAAGGTAATTAATGTAGACGGATTTGATTTTAAATTAGCAGTTAAGAAGAAGGACCACAGCATTCTGGTGAATATCTTAGATTTAGAAGATAAGTTTATCGACGGCATAAACATAACTAATGAGAACGATCTATACACAGCATTAGACATATTGAATCAATCTATTTACGAATGGATTGAAGAAAACGCAGATGATTATGACAGACTAATTAACTTAGTCATGAAATGGTAGGTGCGATATGAAAACACATAAATTTAAACGAATGGCAATTGACTTAATAGAACGTGTACAAAGCACTTCTTATCAAGTTGATTATAAGTACAACGTTATATGGGTCTGGCACTACAGCGATGACTATTTAGGAAAAGTCGCATCAATAAATATGCACAACAATGTAGATGACGATAACACAATATTGGCTAGATACGAGAAAGCTAAAAAGATGATTGCAGGGGAGGCGTTAAGCGATGGCTAATCTATATGAGTTATCAGAAGCATTTAAAGAGTTGTCTAATCAAGATGAATTAGATCAAACATTATTAAAAGACACATTAGATTCTATTCAAGCAGAAATGAATGTCAAAGTAGATAACATTGTCAATTGGAGACGTGAAACTTTAGGTGACATAGATGTCATAGATAAAGAGATTAAGCGACTTCAAAATTTAAAGAAACAAAAACAAAATTTAACTGATCGATTAAGAGATCACTTAAAAGAGATGTTAGAAACACAGGAAGTAGATAGTTACCGCACAGCTACTAATCACATTTACAAGCGCAAAAACGGGGCTAGTAAAAATATTATCGATGAAAAACTTATTCCAAAGGATTATTGGCTATCACAAGCTCCGAAACTTAATTCTAAGCAACTAATCGATGATTTGAAAGCTGGGAAAGATATTCCTGGCGTTGAATTAAAGGTAACAGAAAGCCTGGTGATTAAGTGATGAATAAATCAGAAACAGTTGTAGAAATAAACAAAGCTATGGTTGCGTTTCGTAAAGAAGTAAAACAACCGCTCAAAGATAAAAATAATCCATTTTTCAAATCAAAATACGTACCTCTTGAGAATGTTGTAGAAGCCATTGACGAGGCCGCAACACCTCACGGATTGTCTTATACTCAATGGGCTTTGAACGATGTAGACGGGCGCGTAGGGGTCGCTACAATGCTTATGCATGAAAGTGGTGAATATATCGAGTATGATCCTGTATTTATGAATGCAGAAAAGAATACGCCACAAGGCGCAGGATCGTTAATCAGCTACCTTAAACGTTATTCATTATCCGCGATTTTCGGTATTACTAGCGACCAAGATGATGACGGAAATGAAGCAAGCGGAAAAAATAATAATCCAAAACAGCAAACTAGAACACAATGGGCTAGTAGCGAAACTATAGGGATTTTAAGGAAAGAGGTTATAGATTTCACTAACTTGATAAAGGGCACGGATAAAGAAGCGCCACAAAATATAGTAGAACAAAAATTCGATATAAATAACTATAAATTAACAGAAAAACAAGCAGCAGAAGCTATTCAAAAAATACGACACAACGCAAAAACAATTACTGGAGGAAAGCAATAATGTTAAACAGAGTAGTTTTAGTAGGACGCTTAACAAAAGACCCAGAATTAAGAAGCACGCCAAATGGTGTAAGTGTAGGGACATTCACATTAGCAGTAAACAGAACATTTACGAACGCTCAAGGCGAGCGTGAAGCAGACTTTATAAACGTAGTAGTGTTCAAGAAACAAGCTGAAAATGTTGAAAAATACCTTTCTAAAGGATCGCTGGCAGGTGTAGACGGACGACTACAAACACGTAATTACGAAAACAAAGTCGGGCAACGTGTGTTTGTTACAGAAGTAGTAGCGGACAGTGTTCAATTCTTAGAACCGAAGAATAGCAACCAACAACAAAATGACAATTATCAACAACAAGGACAAACTCAAACTGGTAATAATCCGTTTGACAATACTGAAGAAGATTTTTCAGACCTCCCGTTCTGATTGGAATGATTAAATGCCGAAAATTACTAGTTATATCACTCAAGACGACGGCACAACAACAGTTGTCATCTCGGGTGTTGAATTAGGCAATAAAGAAACATTACTACTTGATAACGGATTTGATGTGGAAGTCGATGTAAGCGTCATAGATCCGTTTCAAATTACCGGCAAGCAACGACGAAAAATATTTGCGCTTGTCAAAGATATAGAAGAACATACAGGTCAACCAATGGACTATATGAGACATATGTTCATCGAGTTTGTAAGAACGTACTACGGCTATGATGAACGTATTTCGCTAAGTAATTGTACGAGAACACAAGCAAGTCAAATCATTGAAGCAACGCTTGACTGGACGTTCTACAACGACATACCACTTAGCTACAAAACGAGTAATCTACTGAAACAAGATAAATCATTCTTATACCGGTCAACTGTTAACCGCAACTGTGTAATATGCGGAAAGCCTCACGCAGACCTAGCGCATTATGAAGCAGTCGGCAGAGGCATGAACAGAAACAAAATGAATCACTATGACAAACATGTATTAGCGTTATGTCGCGAACATCACAACGAGCAACATGCGATTGGCGTTAAGTCATTTGATGATAAATATCACTTGCATGACTCGTGGATAAAAGTTGATGAGAGGCTCAATAAAATGTTGAAAGGAGAGAAAAATGAATGAATAGACTAAGAGTAATAAAAATAGCACTCCTAATCGTCATCTTGGCGGAAGAGATTAGGAATGTTAGAAATTATAAAAAAGCTGTAGGAAAACCATTTTCTAGATATTAAAAACAACATTTGGCAAATGCTTTGCCAAAAGAGGTAATTTCAATGTACCCCTTGTCATACTCAATACAGGCAGGTTTTACAATTGTATAAACTTCATTGATAGATAAATTATAGTAACGAGATATATTTTCTATACCAAAATGATTAATCATATTAAAAACATCACGAACTTTTTTGTAAGTTTCTTTTTCATATTTTTGAATATAATTATTGATTATTTTGGGATCATCAAAACTTTCATAAAGATTTTCATTAGTATAAGAATTTAGACCTATGTCAATTTTTAATAAACCAATTCTTTCTAAATTATTTAATGAAATTTCTGTTGAATTTAAATCGATTGGTGAATTAGAAATAATACTATCTGACAAAAAGTCGCCTGCCTTACTATTGTCTCGTATATATTTGTATCTTACAGCCGGAATAACTTTTTGATTGCATAGAAATTTAAACAATATTGCATCTTTAGGTGACATTTGTTTAATAAGCTCAACAAAAGAGTGATGTACGTCATTTGTTTTGCGATTGTCCATTGCAGATGCAATTAAATTAGAGAAAAGATCTCTTATTACTCTTTCGCTAATATAAAATTTAGAACTTTCAATAGCGGGTCCAATTATTGAAAGTTCAGGTTCTTGTAGATTATTATCAGGTATCTTTTTTACCTTAGATTCAATATTAGCTTTAAAGTCAGTCAAGTCTAATTCTCGTTTATATTGTATTTTAGCAACCCAGTTATGATATCCACCAAAAATTAAATCCCAAGTAGAATTTAATGTTTTGATAGGTCCATCTGCAGCACCTTGAATAATTTTATCAATACCTTTACCTAAAATAGGATCCATAATTATTCACCCCCAATCTAACGCAGTAGCGATAACAAAATTATACCAGAAAGGAGAATCAACATGACTGACCAACCAAGTTACTACTCAATAATTACAGCAAATGTCAGATACGATAACCGACTTACTGACAGCGAAAAGTTACTTTTTGCAGAAATAACATCTTTAAGTAACAAATACGGATACTGCACAGCAAGTAATGGTTACTTTGCAACTTTATACAACGTTGTTAAGGAAACTATATCTCGTAGAATTTCGAACCTTACCAACTTTGGTTATCTAAAAATCGAAATTATCAAAGAAGGTAATGAAGTTAAACAAAGGAAGATGTACCCCTTGACGCAAACGTCAATACCTATTGACGCAAAAATCAATACCCCTATTGATAATTCTGTCAATACCCCTATTGACGCAAATGTCAAAGAGAATATTACAAGTATTAATAATACAAGTAATAACAATATAAATAGAATAGATATATTGTCGGGCAACCCGACACGCATCCCATACAAAGAGATTATTGATTATCTAAACGAAAAGACCGGCAAGAAGTTTAGTCATAAATCTAAAGCTAATCAAAAACTGATACAAGCTAGATTTAATGAAGATAATTCAAAAGAAGATTTCTTTACAGTAATTGATAACATGACTGCTCAATGGAAAGGTAATCCGAAAATGGATGAGTATTTGCGACCTAAAACGTTATTTAGTGGAAACTTTGATAATTATAAAAACCAAACAGCGAAAATTAATAACGAATCTAATCAATATGTAGATGCATTCCAGCGTGCATCACAATCAAGTATAGAAAATTTACCATTTTAAAGGAGTGAGAAAGTGGAGTCATTCCAGAACTTAGCAAAGAAACCAACTTTAAAAAAGCAAATCATTGAACAAGCGTTTGATTTGAAATGTGAGAACTGTGGACGTAAGTACGACTATTACAAATTTGATGACGGTTCAGAATTCAAACATGGTTGTGACTGCGAAATGATAGAGTATGCCAAACAATCAACTGAAAACTATCACAAGAGAAACAGGCGGAGAAAAGCAGAACGCATATTCAAGCAATCGATAATGAACGAAGATCTAACGAAAGCAACGTTTGATAATTACAATCCGACTAATGAACAACTAGTGTATGCAAAAAACTTATGCGAACGTTACGCAAACAATTTCACGTTAGACAATAAACAATCGCTACTAATCCAAGGTTCATTCGGTACAGGTAAATCACACTTATCAATGAGTATTGTTAAATCAGTTAAAGCTAAAGGCTACACAGTGTTATATATGAACGTACCTCAATTGATATCAACAATTAAAAACACTTATAACAACCAAACTGCTATGACCGAACAGGAATTGGCTCAAATTATAAGTGATGTCGATTTGATGGTATTCGATGATTACGGTATCAACATGAATGAATTCGCTACTAGCAAGATGTTCGAGCTTATTGAAAGTAGGATAGGCAAACACAACATCTTTACTACTAACTTAGATGAGAAAGAAATGACAAAAAACAAAGACTTACAACGTATATTCAGCAGAATCATGAGCAATACAACACTAATCAAGATGGACGGTCAAGATTACAGAACTAGAGGTTTAAAACTATGATTACCAAAGAATTTTTAAAAACTAAACTTGAGTGTTCAGATATGTACGCTCAGAAACTCATAGACGAGGCGCAGGGCGATGAAAATAGGTTGTACGACCTATTTATCCAAAAACTTGCAGAACGTCATACACGCCCCGCTATCGTCGAATATTAAGGAGTGTTAAAAAAATGCCGAAAGAAAAATATTACTTATACCGAGAAGATGGTACGGAAGATATTAAGGTCATCAAATATAAAGACAACGTAAATGAAGTTTATTCGCTCACAGGAGCCCATTTCAGCGACGAAAAGAAAATTATGACTGATAGTGACCTAAAACGATTCAAAGGCGCTCACGGGCTTCTATATGAGCAAGAACTAGGATTACAAGCAACGATATTTGATATTTAGAGGTGGCACAATGAGTAAATACAACGCTAAGAAAGTTGAGTATAAAGGAATTGTATTTGATAGCAAAGTAGAGTGTGAATATTACCAATATTTAGAAAGTAATATGAATGGCACTAATTATGATCATATCGAAATACAACCGAAATTCGAATTATTACCAAAACTAGATAAACAACGAAAGATTGAATATATTGCAGACTTCGCGTTATATCTCGATGGCAAACTGATTGAAGTTATCGACATTAAAGGTATGCCAACCGAAGTAGCAAAACTTAAAGCTAAGATTTTCAGACATAAATACAGAAACATAAAACTCAATTGGATATGTAAAGCGCCTAAGTATACAGGTAAAACATGGATTACGTACGAGGAATTAATTAAAGCAAGACGAGAACGCAAAAGAGAAATGAAGTGATCTAATGCAACAACAAGCATATATAAATGCAACGATTGATATAAGGATACCTACAGAAGTTGAATATCAGCATTTTGATGATGTGGATAAAGAAAAAGAAGCGCTGGCAGATTACTTATATAACAATCCTGACGAAATACTAGAGTATGACAATTTAAAAATTAGAAACGTAAATGTAGAGGTGGAATAAATGGGCAGTGTTGTAATCATTAATAATAAACCATATAAATTTAACAATTTTGAAAAAGAAATAATGGCAAAGCGTGGGATAAATGCTGGAATTGTTTCTAAACGTGTTAGAGGTTGTTGGGAGTTTTCAGAAGCTTTAGACGCGCCTTATGGCATGCACCTAAAAGAATATAGAGAAATGAAACAAATGGAAAAGATTAAACAAGCGAGACTCGAACGTGAATTGGAAAGAGAGCGAAAGAAAGAGGCTGAGCTACGTAAGAAGAAGCCACATTTGTTTAATGTACCTCAAAAACATTCACGTGATCCGTACTGGTTCGATGTCACTTATAACCAAATGTTCAAGAAATGGAGTGAAGCATAATGAGCATAATCAGTAACAGAAAAGTAGATATGAACAAAACGCAAGACAACGTTAAGCAACCTGCGCATTACACATACGGCGACATTGAAATTATAGATTTTATTGAACAAGTTACGGCACAGTACCCACCACAATTAGCATTCGCAATAGGTAATGCAATTAAATACTTGTCTAGAGCACCGTTAAAGAATGGTCATGAGGATTTAGCAAAGGCGAAGTTTTACGTCGATAGAGTATTTGACTTGTGGGAGTGATGACCATGACAGATAGCGGACGTAAAGAATACTTAAAACATTTTTTCGGCTCTAAGAGATATCTGTATCAGGATAACGAACGAGTGGCACATATCCATGTAGTAAATGGCACTTATTACTTTCACGGTCATATCGTGCCAGGTTGGCAAGGTGTGAAAAAGACATTTGATACAGCGGAAGAGCTTGAAACATATATAAAGCAAAGTGATTTGGAATATGAGGAACAGAAGCAACTAACTTTATTTTAAAAGGGCGGAAACAATGAAAATCAAAATTGAAAAAGAAATGAATTTACCTGAACTTATCCAATGGGCTTGGGATAACCCCAAGTTATCAGGTAATAAAAGATTCTATTCAAATGATGTTGAGCGCAACTGTTTTGTGACTTTTCATGTTGATAGCATCTTATGTAATGTGACTGGATATGTATCAATTAACGATAAATTTACTGTTCAAGAGGAGATATAACAATGAAAATCAAAGTTAAAAAAGAAATGAGATTAGATGAATTAATTAAATGGGCGCGAGAAAATCCGGATCTATCACAAGGAAAAATATTTTTTTCAACAGGATTTAGTGATGGATTCGTTCGTTTTCATCCAAATACAAATAAGTGTTCGACGTCAAGTTTTATTCCAATTGATATCCCCTTCATAGTTGATATTGAAAAAGAAGTAACGGAAGAGACTAAGTTTGATAGGTTGTTAGAGGTATATGAGATTCAAGAAGGAGTCTATAAATCCGCATTACACAAAGGTATCAGTTTGAACGAACGTTTTGAAGACGACAATATTTTTCCTACTAAAGCATTCTATATCTTAAACGATGACATGACGATGACATTGATTTGGAAAGATGGGGAGTTGGTAGAATGATGTTGAAATTTAAAGCTTGGGATAAAGATAAAAAAGTTATGAGTATTATTGACGAAATCGATTTTAATAGTGGGTACATTTTGATTTCAACAGGTTATAAAAGTTTCAATGAAGTAAAACTATTACAATACACAGGATTTAAAGATGTGCACGGTGTGGAGATTTATGAAGGGGATATTGTTCAAGATTGTTATTCGAGAGAAGTAAGTTTTATCGAGTTTAAAGAAGGAGCCTTTTATATAACTTTTAGCAATGTAACTGAATTACTAAGTGAAAATGACGATATTATTGAAATTGTTGGAAATATTTTTGAAAATGAGATGCTATTGGAGGTTATGAGATGACGTTCACCTTATCAGATGAACAATATAAAAATCTTTGTACTAACTTTAACAAGTTATTAGATAAACTTCACAAAGCATTAAAAGATCGTGAAGAGTACAAGAAGCAACGTGATGAGCTTATTGGAGATATAGCTAAGTTAAGAGAGCGTAACGAAGAGCTGGAGAACATGTGGCGCACAGTCAAAAATGAATTGCTTGGAAGATACGAATTTTACCGTTTTAGACTTAACGAACTACAGATTGAGAGTAGAGCGAACAAGGCAGTAGCTATAAACATGGGAGCTAAAATCAACGCAAGTGCTATATTGTACCGAATGGACAAATTAGACGGAACAAATGAGTTCTACGAATTTTTAGGACAAATGGAGGATGACACTAATGAATAACCGTGAACAAATAGAACAGTCCGTTATAAGTGCTAGTGCGTATAACGGCAATGACACAGAGGGATTACTAAAAGAGATTGAGGACGTGTATAAGAAAGCACAAGCGTTTGATGAAATACTTGAGGGTTTACCTAATGCTATGCAAGATGCACTCAAAGAAGATATTTATCTTGATGAAGCAGTAGGGATTATGACGGGTCAAGTTGTCTATAAATATGAGGAGGAACAGGAAAATGACTAACACATTAACAATTGATCAGTTACAAGAGTTATTACAAATACAAAAGGAGTTCGACGATAGAATACCAACTAGAAATTTAAATGACACAGTAGCTAGTATGATTATTGAATTTGTAGAGTGGATTAACACACTTGAGTTTTTTAAAAATTGGAAGAAACAACCAGGTAAGCCACTAGATACACAATTAGATGAGATTGCTGATTACTTAGCTTTCAGTTTGCAATTAACTTTGACTATTGTTGATGAAGAAGATTTGGAAGAAACTACTGAGGTTATGGTTGATTTGATTGAAAATGAAGTTACTTTACCTAAACTACATTCAGTTTATTTTGTTCATGTAATGCATACACTAACAGAACAATTTGTAAAAGGTATTGATAATAGCATTGTACAAGTTTTAATAATGCCGTTTTTGTACGCCAATACTTACTATTCTATCGACCAACTCATTGACGCATACAAAAAGAAAATGAAAAGGAACCACGAAAGACAAGATGGAACAGCAGACGCAGGAAAAGGATACGTGTAAAGACATCTTAGATCGAGTCAAGGAGGTTTTGGGGAAGTGAGCGACATGTTAGAAATATTTTTAATAGGGTTTGGCGTTTATCTCTTTTATCGCATAGCAATTATTTTTCTTAAGAGTAAAAAGACTATACACACAAACATATATGAAATGTTAATGCTTGCTACTATCTTTATGATATCTACATTTGCTTATAAACATCAAAAGACGCATATCTTAATAGCATTTTTAGTAATGTTTTTTATGAGTAAGCTCAAACAAGTTCAAGGGAGCTATGAGGAATGACACAATACTTAGTCACAACATTCAAAGATTCAACAGGACAACCACATGAACATTTTACTACTGCTAGAGATAATCAGACGTTTACAGTTGTTGAGGCAGAGAGTAAAGAAGAAGCTGAGCGCAAATACGAGGCACAAGTTAAGATAAGGAGAGATGGAGATGCCAAAGAAAACGGTAACGATTGATGTAGATGAAAACTTATTAGTAGTAGCTAGTAATGAAATATCAGAACTATTATATGAATATGACAGTGAGTTAATGTCAGCTGATGAAGATGGCGATAATAGAGATATCGAAGAAAAAAGAGACGCATTAAAACAAGCTATACAAATTATCGATAAATTAACATGGGGTGTTTAGTGGTGGTTAAAGAAATTTTGAGACTATTATTCTTACTAGCGATGTATGAGTTAGGTAAGTATGTAACTGAGCAAGTATATATTATGATGACGGCTAATGATGATGTAGAGGCGCCGAGTGACTTCGCAAAGTTGAGCGATCAGTCTGATTTGATGAGGGCGGAGGTGTCAGAGTAGATGATGTGGTTAGTCATAGCAATTATATTACTAGTCATCTTATTGTTTGGCGTGATGTTACAAGCCGAACAGTTAAAAGGTGATGTGAAAATTAAAGAGCGAGAGATAGAAATATTAAGAAGTAGATTGAGACATTTTGAAGATTAAACATATTTGTATGGAGGGTATTCATGACTAAAAAGAAATACGGATTAAAATTATCAACAGTTCGAAAGTTAGAAGACGAGTTGTGTGATTATCCTAATTATCATAAGCAACTTGAAGATTTAAGAAGTGAAATAATGACACCGTGGATTCCGACAGATACAAATATAGGCGGGGAGTTTGTACCGTCTAATACATCGAAAACAGAAATGGCAGTAACTAATTATCTTTGTAGCATACGAAGAGGTAAAATCCTTGAGTTTAAGAGTGCGATTGAACGTATCATCAACACATCAAGTAGGAAAGAACGCGAATTCATTCAAGAGTATTATTTTAACAAAAAGACTTTGATTGCGGTATGTTATGACATACACATTTCTGAAAGTACAGCGCATAGAATTAAGAAGAAGATAGTTTCTAAATTAGCCGAAGAATTAGGAGAATACTAAAATTGACAGTAAAATGACAGTTTTTGACACCTAAAACGAGATATTATGATATTGTAAGAATTATCTTAAGACGTGGGGTAATAGCCACATTAGATGTTCTCATCGATGTGATTGAGAAGTGACAAACATGTAAAGTTGATATGTTACGCTATTAATCACTTACTACCTGCCTATATGGTGGGTAGTTTAATTCTTGCATTTTGAGTCATAACTATTTTCCTCCTTTCACATTTATTGAACGTAGCTCCTGCACAAGATGTAGGGGCATTTTTGTATTTAAATAACTAGAGTAATTAACATAAAGGCGTGTGATACAGTGAAAACAATTGATTAAATTAACACCTAAGCAAGAAAAGTTTGTGCTAGGACTCATAGAGGGCAAGAGCCAACGGAAAGCATATATTGACGCAGGGTATTCGACTAAAGGTAAGAGTGGGGAATATCTAGATAAAGAAGCGAGTACACTTTTTAAAAATCGGAAGGTTTCCGGAAGGTACGAAAAATTGCGTCAAGAAGCAGCTGAACAATCAAAATGGACACGCCAAAAGGCTTTTGAAGAATATGAGTGGCTAAAGAATGTAGCTAAGAATGACATTGAAATAGAGGGAGTGAAGAAAGCGACAGCTGATGCATTCCTCGCTAGTTTAGATGGCATGAATAGAATGACGTTAGGTAACGAAGTTTTAGCTAACAAGAAAATAGAAACTGAGATTAAGATGCTTGAGAAGAAGATTGAACAAATAGATAAAGGTGACAGTGGCACAGAAGATAAAATCAAACAACTTCACGACGCAATAACGGAAGTGATCGTCAATGAATAAACTTAAATCTTTATATACGGACAAACAAATTGAAATATTGAAGCAAACGCAAAAACAAGATTGGTTTATGTTAATTAATCACGGAGCTAAGCGTACAGGTAAAACAATATTAAATAATGACTTATTTTTACGTGAGTTAATGCGCGTGCGAAAGATAGCAGACGAAGAAGGAATTGAGACACCTCAATATATACTTGCTGGTGCAACATTAGGTACAATCCAAAAAAACGTACTAATAGAGTTAACTAACAAATACGGCATTGAGTTTAATTTTGATAAATACAATTCATTCATGTTATTTGGCGTTCAAGTGGTTCAGACAGGTCACAGTAAAGTAAGTGGTATAGGAGCAATACGTGGTATGACATCGTTTGGTGCATATATCAATGAAGCGTCGTTAGCGCATGAAGAAGTGTTTGACGAGATTAAGTCACGTTGTAGTGGAACTGGTGCAAGAATATTGGTAGATACCAACCCTGACCATCCCGAGCATTGGTTGTTGAAAGATTATATTGAAAATACAGATCCTAAAGCAGGTATACTGAGTTATCAATTTAAGCTTGATGACAATAACTTTCTTAATGATAGATATAAAGAGTCTATCAAGGCTTCAACACCATCAGGTATGTTCTATGAACGTAATATCAATGGTATGTGGGTGTCTGGCGACGGTGTAGTATATGCCGACTTTGATTTGAATGAGAATACGATTAAAGCAGATGAATTGGACGACATACCTATCAAAGAATACTTTGCTGGTGTCGACTGGGGTTACGAGCATTACGGATCTATTGTGTTAATAGGACGAGGTATAGATGGTAACTTTTATTTTATTGAGGAGCACGCACACCAATTTAAGTTTATTGATGATTGGGTGGATATTGCAAAAGATATTGTAAGTAGATATGGCAATATTAATTTTTACTGCGATACTGCACGACCTGAATACATCACTGAATTTAGAAGACATAGATTACGTGCAATTAACGGTGATAAAAGTAAACTATCGGGTGTAGAAGAAGTTGCTAAGTTGTTCAAACAAAACAAGTTACTTGTTCTATATGATAATATGGATAGGTTTAAGCAAGAGGTATTTAAATACGTTTGGCACCCTACAAATGGAGAGCCTATAAAAGAATTTGATGACGTGTTGGACTCGTTAAGATATGCCATATACACACATACTAAACCTGAACGATTAAGGAGGGGGAAATGACATTGTATAAGTTAATAGATGATATTGAAGCACAAGGAATATTGCCTAAGCATATTGAGGCTCTAATAGAGTCTCATAAAGACGATAGAGAGAGAATGGTTAATCTCTATAATAGATACAAGACACATATTGATTATGTACCAATATTCAAACGTCGACCAATTGAAGAAAAAGAAGATTTTGAAACCGGTGGAAATGTAAGGCGATTAGACGTGTCTGTTAATAACAAACTTAACAACTCTTTTGACAGTGAAATTGTTGATACACGTGTTGGTTATTTACATGGTGTTCCTGTTACTTATGATTTAGATGAAAACGCAGAAAAAAACGAAAAGTTGAAAAAGTTTATAACCAACTTTGCCATTAGAAATAGTGTTGATGATGAGGATTCTGAAATAGGTAAAATGGCAGCAATTTGCGGATATGGTGCTAGGTTAGCATATATTGATACGAATGGTGATATTAGGATTAAGAATATAGATCCCTATAATGTTATTTTTGTTGGCGACAATATTTTAGAACCTACATACTCGTTGCGCTACTTTTATGAAAAAGATGATGATAATGGCACTGATTATGTGTACGCAGAGTTTTACGATGATACTTATTATTATGTATTTCGAGGAGAAGGTATTGACGCTTTGCAAGAAGTTGGACGATATGAACATTTATTTGATTACAATCCATTGTTTGGTGTACCTAACAACAAAGAGATGATAGGAGATGCTGAAAAGGTTATTTACTTAATTGACGCATATGATTTAACAATGAGCGATGCATCAAGTGAGATTAGTCAGACACGTTTAGCATACCTTGTGTTACGCGGTATGGGTATGAGCGAAGGAATGATTCAAGAAACACAAAAGAGTGGCGCATTTGAGCTGTTCGACAAAGATATGGACGTTAAATACTTAACAAAAGATGTAAATGACACAATGATTGAGAACCATTTAGATCGAATCGAAAAGAATATCATGCGTTTTGCAAAGTCAGTAAACTTTAATTCTGACGAGTTTAATGGAAATGTACCTATCATTGGAATGAAACTTAAGCTTATGGCTTTAGAGAACAAGTGTATGACGTTTGAGCGTAAGATGACAGCTATGTTGAGGTATCAATTCAAAGTTATTTTATCTGCATTAAAGCGTAAAGGGTACAACTTAAATGATGATAGTTATTTAAATCTGATATTTAAGTTCACTCGAAACATTCCAGTTAATAAGTTAGAAGAATCACAAGTGCTAATTAACCTTAAGGGGCAAGTTTCAGAACGAACAAGGTTGGGACAATCACAACTAGTTGATGATGTTGATTACGAATTAGACGAAATGGAAAAAGAAAGTCTTGAATTTAATGACAAATTACCTGACATATATGAAGGTGACGCAAATGACAAATCCCAAAATAACCAATCAGAATGATATTGATGAGTATATCGAGGGTTTAATCTCTAAAGCAGAAAAACCAATAGAACAACTATTTGCTAATCGACTTAAAGAGATAAAACAAATCATCGCAGATATGTTTGAAAAGTATCAAAGTGATGATGTGTATGTTACATGGACTGAATTCAATAAATACAACAGGCTCAATAAGGAGTTAACTCGTATAGGTACAATGTTGACTGATGACTATAGGCAAGTAGCTAAGATGATTCAGAAGTCACAGAAAGATGCTTATATCGAAAAGTTCCTTATGAGCCTTTATTTATATGAAATGGCGAGTCAAACATCTATGCAGTTTGATGTTCCGAGTAAAGAGATAATCAAATCAGCTATTGAACAACCTATTGAGTTCATTCGTTTAATGCCAACACTACAAAAACATCGTGATGAAGTATTGAAAAAGATACGTATGCACATTACACAAGGCATTATGAGCGGGGAGGGGTACTCTAAGATAGCTAAAGCAATACGTGATGATATCGGCATGTCTAAAGCTCAATCATTGCGTGTGGCTCGCACAGAAGCAGGCAGAGCAATGTCACAAGCTGGACTTGATAGTGCAATGGTTGCTAAAGATAACGGTTTGAAGATCAAGAAACGTTGGCATGCTACCAAAGATACACGTACACGTGATACTCATCGCCATTTAGACGGTGAATCTGTAGAAATAGACCAAAACTTTCAATCAAGTGGGTGCGTTGGACAAGCACCAAAGCTATTTATCGGTGTAAACAGTGCGAAAGAAAATATCAACTGTCGTTGTAAATTACTCTATTACATTGATAAAGATGAATTACCCACTGTGATGAGAGTGCGTAATGATGATGGTGAAAATGAAGTTATACCATTCATGAATTATCGTGAGTGGGAAAAACACAAGAGGAAAAAGAAATAATGTATCTATCGACCTTAGCATGTCGTTAAACTGCTTTTTATTATGCACTTTTCGGACTGTTAGGGTACGCGAAGGGCAAAAAGGAGTTTTGATATATGAATATCGAAGAAGTTAAGTCTTTTTTTGAAGAACACAAAGACGATAAAGAAGTAAAAGATTATCTAAAGGGACTTAAGACGGTGTCTGTTGATGACGTTAAAGGCTTTTTAGATACAGAAGAAGGTAAACGATTCATTCAACCTGAATTAGATCGTTATCATTCGAAAGGATTAGAATCATGGAAAGAGAAAAATCTTGAGAATCTAATCGAACAAGAAGTACAGAAGCGTAATCCTGAGCAATCAGAAGAACAAAAACGTATTAGTGCTCTTGAAAAAGAGTTAGAAAAACGCGACGCAGAGGCAAAACGTGAGAAGTTAAGAAGTAACGCGCTAGGTAAAGCGCAGGAACTAAATTTACCAACATCCTTAGTTGATAGATTTTTAGGCGACTCTGATGAAGATACTGAACAAAATTTGAAAGTTTTAAAAGAAACTTTTGACAAGTATGTTCAAGAAGGTGTTGAGTCTAAATTTAAATCGAGTGGAAGAGATGTTAAAGAATCACAAAATCAAGATTCAGACCCTTCAAATGTAAAGTCCATTGAAGAAATGGCGGAAGAAATCAATATTAGAAAATAAAGTGAGGTAATAAAATATGGCAACTCCAACATACACGCCAGGCAATGTTATTTTATCGGATTTTAAAAACGGCGTTATTCCAGCAGAACAAGGTACTTTAATCATGAAAGACATTATGTCTAATTCAGCAATTATGAAATTAGCTAAAAATGAGCCAATGACAGCACAAAAGAAAAAATTTACTTACTTAGCTAAAGGTGTAGGCGCTTACTGGGTATCAGAAACGGAACGTATTCAAACTTCTAAGCCTGAGTATGCACAAGCAGAAATGGAAGCTAAGAAAATTGGTGTAATTATCCCGTTATCAAAAGAGTTTCTTAAATGGACTGCAAAAGATTTCTTTAATGAGGTTAAACCTTTAATTGCAGAGGCGTTTTACAAAGCGTTTGACCAAGCTGTTATCTTTGGTACTAAATCACCTTATAACACTTCAACTAGTGGTAAACCGCTTGTTGAAGGCGCAGAAGAGAAAGGTAACGTTGTTACAGATACTAATAATTTATACGTAGACCTTTCGGCATTAATGGCTACTATTGAAGATGAAGAGTTAGATCCAAACGGAGTATTAACTACACGTTCATTCAGAAGTAAAATGCGTAATGCTTTAGATGCTAATGACAGACCATTATTTGATGCTAACGGGAACGAGATTATGGGATTACCACTATCTTATACTGGAGCGGATGTATACGACAAAAAGAAATCATTAGCACTAATGGGTGATTGGGATTACGCACGTTACGGTATCTTACAAGGTATTGAGTATGCAATTTCTGAAGATGCCACGTTAACGACGTTACAAGCATCAGATGCTTCTGGCCAACCAGTATCATTATTTGAACGTGATATGTTCGCTTTACGTGCGACGATGCATATTGCATACATGAACGTTAAACCAGAAGCGTTCGCAACGCTTAAACCAACTGAATAGGAGGAGATATGATGGCTAATCCTGCAGAAGAGATTAAGGTAAAAAAAGACAATATGACCATTACTGTTACAAAGAAGGCGTTTGACTCTTATTACAGTCTTGTTGGTTACAAAGAGGTTAAATCACGCCGTACTACGTCGGATAAGAGTGAGTGATAAAAATGACTCTTTATGAAGATGTTAAACTTTTACTCAAGAAAAATGGAGTGGAAGTTAAAAGTGATGAAGAAGAAATGTTTAAGATGGAAGTTGACGGAATACTAGAAGATGTTAGGGATATAACAAACAATGATTTTATGAAAGATGGTCAAGTTATTTATCCTTACTCAATCAAAAAGTATGTCGCAGACGTTCTAGAGTATTATCAACGTCCTGAAGTTAAAAAGAATTTAAAGTCAAGAAGTATGGGGACAGTGTCGTACACTTATAACGATGGTGTCCCTGATTACATTAGCGGAGTATTAAACAGGTATAAACGAGCAAAGTTTCATCCGTTTAAACCAATAAGATAGAGGTGTTGTTCGTGTTTAATCCATATGATGAATTCCCTCATACCATTTCTATTGGAAGTATTAAAAAAGTAGGAGAGTATCCAATTATACAAGAGCGCTTTGTAAGCGATAAAACAATTAAAGGATTTATGGATACGCCTACTACATCTGAACAACTAAAATTTCATCAAATGTCCCAAGAGTATGATAGGAACCTATACGTACCTCATGACTTACCAATATCTAAAAATAACTTATTTGAGTATGAGGGTAGAATCTTTGATGTTATAGGCGATTCTGTAGATCAGGGCGGACAACATGAAATTAAGTTGCTACGACTTAAACAGGTGCCATATGGCAAAGGTTAAGTATGGCGCTGATAGTATGGTTGTTGAATTAGATAAGTTCGATAAGAAAATAGAAGAGTGGGTTAAAAAAGGTATTGCTAAAACAACGACGAAGATTTACAACACTGCTGTAGCATTAGCTCCTGTTGACTTAGGTTTTTTAAAAGAAAGTATTGACTTTAAATATTTCGACGGTGGGTTATCCAGTGTTATAAGTGTCGGCGCAGATTATGCAATATACGTTGAATACGGTACTGGTATATATGCTACTGGTCCTGGTGGTAGTCGTGCTACAAAGATTCCGTGGAGTTTTGAAGGTGATGACGGCGAATGGTACACAACATATGGTCAAGAGCCACAGCCGTTTTGGAATCCTGCAATTGACGCAGGACGCAAGACATTCGAGCAGTATTTTTCATAGAGGTGGTAAAATATGTGGGTATCAGTTGAACCTGAACTTACAAATCAAATATATAAAAGATTAATCTCAGACCCTAACATTAACAAACTAGTTTATGATAGGGTCTTTGACGTTGTTCAAGATGACGCTGTTTACCCATATATTGTTGTGGGTGAATCGAACGTCACTAACAACGAATCTAGCGCAACAATGAGAGAAACAGTCGGTATTGTCATACATGTGTATTCGCAGTTCGCTACACAATACGAGGCTAAGCTCATTTTAAGCGCGATAGGTTATGTGCTTAACAGACCTATAGAAATAGAAAATTACGAATTCCAATATAGCCGTATCGATAGTCAAGCAGTATTCCCTGATATAGACAGGTTTACTAAGCATGGCACGATACGGCTTTTATTTAAGTACAGACATAAAAAGAAAAACGAAGGAGTGTATTAAATGGCGCAAAAAAACTATTTAGCAGTTGTACGTCCAGCTGAAACTGATTTAGATCCAGTAGAATCTTTATTATTAGCTGACTTACAAGAAGGTGGACATACGATTGAAAATGATTTAGCTGAAATAGTACGAGGCGGTAAAACGGACTATTCTCCCAATGCAATGTCAGAATCATTTAAATTAACAATTGGTAATGTGCCTGGAGATAAAGGAATTGAAGCAGTGAAACACGCTGTACAAACAGGTGGACAGTTGCGTATATGGCTTTATGAGCGTAATAAACGTGCAGACGGTAAACATCACGGAATGTTTGGTTATGTTGTTCCAGAATCATTTGAAATGTCGTTTGATGATGAAAGTGACAAAATCGAACTATCATTAAAAGTTAAATGGAATACAGCAGAAGGTGCTGAAGATAACTTGCCGAAAGAGTGGTTTGAAGCTGCAGGTGCGCCTACAGTTGAATACGAAAAATTCGGCGAAAAAGTCGGAACATTCGAGAATCAAAAGAAAGCTAGTGTTGTATCTGGTTCACACACGGAAGACCATTCTATGTAAACGAATAGATCAAGGGGGGCGTAAGCTCCCTATTTTTTTATAAAAAAATTGAAAAGAGGTATATATTTTGACTGAATTTAATCCAATTACAACATTAAAAATTAATGACGGAGAAAAAGATTACGAAGTAGAAGCAAAAGTAACATTTGCATTTGACCGAAAAGCTGAAAAATTCTCAGAAGATAGCGAAGATGGGAGAAAAGGAGCAATGCCAGGATTCAATGTTATCTTTAACGGTTTGCTAGAATCTAGAAACAAAGCGATTTTACAATTTTGGGAATGTGCTACTGCTTATTTAAAAAACCCACCAACTCGAGAACAATTAGAAAAAGCAATTGATGATTTCATCACTGAAAACGAGGATACTTTGCCGTTATTACAAGGGGCTTTGGACAAACTTAACAATAGTGGTTTTTTCAAGAGGGAGAGTCGCTCGTACTGGATGACATTGAACAAAGCACCGAATATGGCCAAAAGCGAGGACAAAGAAATGACGAAAGCAGGCATAGAAATGATGAAAGAGAATTACAAGGAAATCATGGGCGCAGAACCTTACACGATTACTCAAAAATAAGGCAACTGACAGCTAGATATTTAGGATATATCCCTGAACATGAATTGTTAGCACTAACACCTGCTGAATGGCGTGATTGGCTTATTGGTGGTCAGGATAGGTACCTAGATCAAAGACAATTATTAATTGAACAAGCGCAAGCTAACGGCTTAGTACAAGCTTCTAAGAGGCTAACTAGTATGATTCGTGACATTGAGAAACAACGTTACGAAATAAGAGAACCTGGTAGCTATGCTCGTGTACAAAAAGTTAGATTAGAAGAAGAAAAAAGAAGACGTGAACTCTTCAAAGAAGGTACAAGAAAATTCCTTGAATCGAAAGGAGGTTAGCCTTTGGATACTCATTTTATGGCAAAGATTATGGCCAATATTAGAGATTTCCAAAGCAACGTAAGGAAAGCTCAACGATTAGCAAAGACGTCTGTACCAAACGAAATTGAAACAGATGTAAAAGCAGATATTTCAAGATTCCAAAGAGCTTTACAACGCGCTAAAGCTATGGCGCAAAAATGGCGTGAACATAACGTTAAAATAGATGGTAATAATTCACCGTTAAAACGTGCAATTGCTAGTGCAAAAACGATGTTGACCACGTTACACAACAAAACAATAAAAGTTAATTTCGATACGAGAGGTATGACAAAAACCCAAATTTTAACTAAGGCACTGAATCAGTCCTTAACTGATTATAGTGAGAAAATGGACGCGCTAGCTACTAAAATTCGTACATTTGGTACAATTTTTGCACAACAAGTTAAAGGCTTAATGATTGCTAGTATACAAGCATTGATACCAGTGATTGCCGGGTTAGTACCTGCAATAATGGCAGTACTTAATGCGGTTGGTGTATTAGGTGGTGGCGTTTTAGGTTTAGTTGGCGCATTCTCTGTCGCAGGTCTTGGAGTTGTTGGCTTTGGTGCAATGGCTATTAGCGCTCTTAAAATGGTTGAAGATGGAACATTGGCAGTAACAAAAGAAGTCCAAAACTTTAGAGATGCGAGCGATCAGTTAAAAACTACATGGCGTGATATTGTTAAAGAGAATCAAGCAAGTATCTTTAATGCGATGTCAGCAGGTATCAGAGGTGTTACAAGTGCGATGTCTCAATTAAAACCATTCTTATCCGAAGTATCTATGCTGGTTGAAGCAAACGCACGCAAGTTTGAGGATTGGGTTAAACATTCTGAAACAACTAAGAAAGCATTTGAAGCATTGAATAGCATAGGTGGCGCAATCTTCGGAGATTTATTGAACGCTGCAGGAAGATTTGGCGACGGATTAATTAACATTTTCACTCAATTAATGCCGTTGTTCAAATTTGTGTCTCAAGGACTACAGAACATGTCTATAGCTTTCCAAAATTGGGCTAATAGTGTGGCTGGTCAGAATGCTATTAAAGCGTTTATTGACTACACTACCACTAACTTACCTAAGATTGGTCAGATATTTGGCAATGTGTTCGCTGGTATTGGTAATTTAATGATTGCTTTTGCTCAAAACAGTTCTAACATTTTTGACTGGTTAGTTAAATTAACTTCTCAATTTAGAGCATGGTCAGAACAAGTAGGACAATCACAAGGATTTAAAGACTTTATCAGTTACGTTCAAGAGAATGGTCCCACTATTATGCAGTTAATCGGTAATATCGTAAAAGCGTTAGTGGCATTTGGTACTGCAATGGCTCCTATAGCTAGTAAATTACTAGATTTCATTACTAATTTAGCTGGATTTATCGCCAAACTATTCGAAGCACACCCAGCAGTCGCTCAAATTATCGGTGTTATCGGTATTTTAGGTGGCGTATTTTGGGCTTTAATGGCTCCGATTGCAGCTGTTAGCAGTGTATTAAGTAATGTGTTTGGCGTAACTTTATTAAATATTGTCACAAGAATACTGGAATTAACTAGGATAACTGATTTGGTAAGTAAAGTGTTCGGTTTATTAGCTGGTGTTTTCACAAGTATTTCTGTGCCAGTATTAGCAGTAATTGCCGTAATTGGCGCATTCATTGGTATTCTTGTTTATTTATGGAAAACAAACGAGAATTTCAGAAAAACAATAACCGAAGCTTGGAACGGTATCAAAACAGCCGTTTCTGGTGCGATTCAGGGCGTCGTTGATTGGTTAACTCAATTGTGGGGCAAAATTCAAACAACGTTGCAACCAATCATGCCTATATTACAAATGCTAGGGCAAATATTCATGCAAGTATTAGGTGTTTTAGTCATAGGTATCATCACAAACGTTATGAATATCATACAAGGTTTATGGACGTTAATTACAATTGCGTTCCAAGCCATAGGAACAGTGATATCAGTAGCAGTCCAAATCATAGTAGGCTTGCTTACTGCTTTAATACAGTTTCTTACTGGCGACTTCTCGGGTGCTTTGGAGACAATTAAAACTACGATTTCCAATGTACTTGATACCATTTGGCAATACATGCAATCAGTTTGGAATTCGATTATCGGCTTTTTAACTGGTGTCATGGATAGAACATTATCAATGTTTGGCACAAGTTGGTCTCAGATATGGAGTACAATCACTAATTTTGTTAGTAATATTTGGAATAGTGTTACTGATTGGTTCGGTAGAGTTGCATCGAGTATATCTAGTTTGATGGGATTGGCTTTAAGCTATATTATTTCTAAAGGTTCTGAATGGGTTTCTAATATTTGGAACACTGTCACAAGCTTTGCAAGCAAAGTAGCTGATGGATTTAAAAGAGTTGTCTCAAATGTAGGCGACGGCATGAGAAATGCACTTAATAGAATCAAAGATTTTTTCGGCGATTTCTTGAACGCTGGCGCGGAATTAATCGGCAAAGTAGCTGAAGGTGTAGCTAACGCTGCACACAGAGTTGTTAGTGCAGTAGGTGATGCGATTTCATCAGCTTGGGATTCTGTAACTTCATTCGTGAGCGGTCATGGTGGAGGTAGTGGTTTAGGCAAAGGTTTAGCAGTATCACAAGCTAAAGTTATTGCTACAGATTTCGGTAGCGCCTTTAACAAAGAACTATCATCTACATTAACAGATAGTATAGGAGACCCGATAAGCACCACTTTTGATAGACACATGTCAGGCGATGTTCAACATAGCTTAAAAGAAAATAATAGGCCTATTGTGAATGTAACGATTAGAAATGAGGGTGACCTTGATTTAATTAAATCACGCATTGATGATATAGACGCTATAGACGGAAGTTTCAACTTATTATAAGGGAGGTTTGTTAGTTGATAGCGCATGATATAGAAGTAATAAGAAATGGAACGCAGTATCGCGTCAGTGACAATCCTTTTACTTATGATCATTTAGAAGTAGTTGAATATAATGTTACAGGCGCAGGATATCATCGCAACTATTCTGATATAGAAGGTATTGATGGTAGATTTCATAATTATGCTAAAGAAGAACTTAAAAAAGTAGAGCTTAAGCTAAGGTATAAAGTACCTAAAATTGCTTATGCTTCACATTTAAAGTCAGACGTCCAAGCGCTATTTGCTGGACGTTTTTATTTAAGAGAATTAGCTACACCAGACAATTCAATTAAGTATGAGCATATATTAGATATACCAAAAGACAAACAAGCATTTGAGCTTGATTATGTTGATGGACGACAACTTTTTGTAGGACTAGTAAGTGAAGTTTCTTTTAACACAACTCAAACATCAGGGGAATTTTCTTTGTCGTTTGAAACAACCGAACTACCATACTTTGAAAGTGTCGGTTATAGTACTGATCTTGAAAGTGATAACGACCCTGAAAAATGGTCGGTACCTGATAGATTGCCTACAAACGAAGGTGATAAGAGGCGTCAAATGACATTTTACAACACTAACTCAGGAGAAGTTTATTATAACGGTGATGTTCCTTTAACACAGTTTAATCAGTTTAATGTTGTTGAAATAGAGTTAGCCGAAGATGTTAAAGCTAATGATAAGGATGGATTCACTTTCTATACAGATAAAGGAAATATCTCAGTTATTAAGGAAGTTGATTTAAAAGCCGGAGATAAAATAATCTTCGACGGTAAACATACCTATAGAGGTTATTTAAATATAGATTCTTTTAATAAAACTTTAGAACAACCGGTTTTATATCCAGGCTGGAATCGATTCAAGTCTAATAAAGTAATGAAACAAATTACATTTAGACACAAATTATATTTTAGATAAGGAGTAGCCTATGCCAATTTTATTAAAAAGTCTACAGGGTGTAGGGCACGCTATTAATGTTAGTACAAAAGTAAGTAAAAAGCTAAATGAAGATAGTTCTTTGGATCTAACTATTATCGAGAACGCGAGTACGTTTGACGCAATAGGTGCTATAACTAAAATGTGGACGATCACTCATGTTGAAGGTGAAGATGATTTCAACGAATATGTAATTGTCATACTTGATAAGTCTACTATTGGCGAAAAAATAAGGCTTGATATCAAAGCTAGACAAAAAGAACTTGATGACCTTAACAATTCTAGGATTTACCAAGAGTATAACGAAAGTTTTACAGGCGTTGAGTTCTTCAATACTGTCTTTAAAGGAACGGGTTATAAGTATGTATTACATCCAAAAGTAGATGCATCTAAATTCGAGGGATTAGGCAAAGGAGATACACGATTAGAAATCTTTAAAAAAGGACTTGAGCGTTATCATCTCGAATATGAATACGATGCAAAGACTAAAACGTTTCATTTGTATGATGAATTATCTAAGTTTGCCAATTATTACATTAAAGCTGGTGTGAATGCTGATAACGTCAAAATACAAGAAGATGCATCTAAATGTTATACCTTTATTAAAGGTTATGGTGATTTTGATGGACAACAGACTTTTGCAGAAGCGGGACTACAAATTGAATTCACTCATCCATTAGCACAATTGATAGGTAAAAGAGAAGCGCCACCGCTTGTTGATGGACGTATTAAAAAAGAAGATAGTTTAAAAAAAGCAATGGAGCTAGTGATAAAGAAAAGTGTCACTGCTTCTATTTCCTTAGACTTTGTAGCGTTACGTGAACATTTCCCAGAAGCTAACCCTAAAATAGGTGATGTTGTTAGAGTGGTGGATTCTGCCATAGGATATAACGACTTAGTGAGAATAGTCGAAATCACTACACATAGAGATGCGTACAATAATATCACTAAGCAAGATGTAGTATTAGGAGACTTTACAAGGCGTAATCGTTATAACAAAGCAGTTCATGATGCTGCAAATTATGTTAAAAGCGTAAAATCTACAAAATCCGACCCATCTAAAGAACTAAAAGCATTAAACGCAAAAGTTAACGCAAGTTTATCTATAAATAATGAATTGGTTAAGCAGAATGAAAAAATAAACGCTAAAGTCGATAAGATGAATACTAAAACAGTTACAACTGCTAATGGTACGATCATGTACGACTTTACTAGTCAATCAAGTATAAGAAACATCAAATCAATTGGAACGATTGGCGACTCTGTAGCTAGAGGGTCGCACGCAAAAACTAATTTCACAGAAATGTTAGGCAAGAAATTGAAAGCTAAAACGACTAATCTTGCAAGAGGTGGCGCAACAATGGCAACAGTTCCAATAGGTAAAGAAGCGGTAGAAAACAGCATTTATAGACAAGCAGAGCAAATAAGAGGAGACCTAATCATATTACAAGGCACTGATGATGACTGGTTACACGGTTATTGGGCAGGCGTACCGATAGGCACTGATAAAACGGATACAAAAACGTTTTACGGTGCCTTTTGTTCTGCAATTGAAGTTATTAGAAAGAATAATCCAGATTCAAAAATACTAGTGATGACAGCTACAAGACAATGCCCTATGAGTGGTATAACAATACGCCGTAAAGACACGGACAAAAACAAACTAGGGTTAACACTTGAGGACTATGTAAACGCTCAAATATTAGCTTGTAGTGAGTTAGATGTACCAGTGTTTGACGCATATCACACAGATTACTTTAAGCCATACAATCCAGCTTTTAGGAAAGCGAGCATGGAGGACGGCTTACACCCTAACGAAAAAGGTCACGAGGTTATTATGTACGAGTTAATCAAGGATTATTACAGTTTTTACGACTAAAGGAGGCAACCAATGGCTTACGGATTAATAACAAGTTTGCATTCTATCACTGGCGAAAAAGTAGTTGCTCAGCACGAGTACAACTATCGATTACTTGATAATGGAATGAGCAAACTTGAGAAAATGTTTATATATCATCAAAAAGAAGAAATATACGCACACTCAGCGAAACAAATTAAATACTTGAATGACAGTGTTGAAGATTATTTAACGTATTTAAATGGCCGTTTTAGCAACATGATAATAGGTCATAACGGCGACGGTATCAACGAAGTAAAAGACGCGCGTGTTGATAATACTGGTTATGATCATAAGACATTGCAAGATCGTTTGTATCATGATTATTCAACACTAGATGCTTTCACTAAAAAGGTTGAGAAAGCTGTAGATGAACGCTATAAAGAATATCGAGCTACAGAATACCGATTCGAACCAAAAGAGCAAGAACCGGAATTCATCACAGATTTATCGCCATATACTAACGCAGTAATGCAATCATTTTGGGTAGACCCTAGAACGAAAATTATTTATATGACGCAAGCTCGTCCAGGTAATCATTACATGTTATCTAGATTGAAGCCCAACGGACAATTTATTGATAGATTGCTTGTTAAAAACGGCGGTCACGGTACACACAATGCGTATAGATACATTGATGGAGAATTATGGATTTATTCAGCTGTATTGGACAGTAACAAAAACAACAAGTTTGTACGTTTCCAATATAGAACTGGAGAAATAACTTATGGTAATGAAATGCAAGATGTCATGCCGAATATATTTAACGACAGATATACGTCAGCGATTTATAATCCTATAGAAAATTTAATGATTTTCAGACGTGAATATAAAGCTTCTGAAAGACAAGCTAAGAATTCATTGAATTTCATTGAAGTAAGAAGTGCTGACGATATTGATAAAGGTATAGACAAAGTATTGTATCAAATGGATATACCTATGGAATACACTTCAGATACACAACCTATGCAAGGTATCACTTATGATGCAGGTATCTTATATTGGTATACAGGTGATTCGAATACAGCCAACCCTAACTACTTACAAGGTTTCGATATAAAAACAAAAGAATTGTTATTTAAACGACGTATCGATATTGGCGGTGTGAATAATAACTTTAAAGGAGACTTCCAAGAAGCTGAGGGTCTAGATATGTATTACGATCTAGAAACAGGACGCAAAGCGCTTTTAATAGGGGTAACTATTGGACCTGGTAACAACAGACATCACTCAATTTATTCCATCGGCCAAAGAGGTGTTAACCAATTCTTAAAAAACATTGCACCTCAAGTATCGATGACTGATTCAGGCGGACGTGTTAAACCGTTACCAATACAGAACCCAGCATATCTAAGTGATATTACGGAAGTTGGTCATTACTATATCTATACGCAAGACACACAAAATGCGTTAGATTTCCCGTTACCGAAAGCGTTTAGAGATGCAGGTTGGTTCTTTGATGTACTGCCTGGACACTATAATGGTGCTCTAAGACAAGTACTTACCAGAAACAGCACAGGTAGAAATATGCTTAAATTCGAACGTGTCATTGACATTTTCAATAAGAAAAACAACGGAGCATGGAATTTCTGTCCGCAAAACGCCGGTTATTGGGAACATATCCCTAAGAATATTACAAAATTATCAGATTTAAAAATCGTTGGTTTAGATTTCTATATCACTACTGAAGAATCAAAACGATTTACTGATTTTCCTAAAGACTTTAAAGGTATTGCAGGTTGGATATTAGAAGTAAAATCGAATACACCAGGTAACACAACACAAGTATTAAGACGTAATAACTTCCCGTCTGCACATCAATTTTTAGTTAGAAACTTTGGTACTGGTGGCGTTGGTAAATGGAGTTTATTCGAGGGAAAGGTGGTTGAATAATGGTAGTAGATAATTTTTCGAAAGATGATAACTTAATCGAGTTACAAACAACATCACAATATAATCCGGTTATTGACACAAACATCAGTTTCTATGAATCAGATAGAGGAACTGGTGTTTTAAATTTTGCAGTAACTAAGAATAACAGACCGTTATCTATAAGTTCTGAACATGTTAAAACATCTATCGTGTTAAAAACCGATGATTATAACGTAGATAGAGGCGCTTATATTTCAGACGAATTAACGATAGTAGACGCAATTAATGGGCGTTTGCAGTATGCGATACCGAATGAATTTTTAAAACATTCAGGCAAGGTGCATGCTCAGGCATTCTTTACACAAAACGGGAGTAATAATGTTGTTGTTGAACGTCAATTTAGCTTCAATATTGAAAATGATTTAGTTAGTGGGTTTGATGGTATAACAAAGCTTGTTTATATCAAATCTATTCAAGATACTATCGAAGCTGTCGGTAAAGACTTTAACCAATTAAAGCAAAATATGGCTGATACACAAACGTTAATAGCAAAAGTGAATGATAGTGCGACAAAAGGCATTCAACAAATCGAAATCAAGCAAAACGAAGCTATACAAGCTATTACTGCGACGCAAACTAGTGCAACACAAGCTGTTACAGCTGAAGTCGATAAAATAGTTGAAAAAGAGCAAGCGATTTTTGAACGTGTTAACGAAGTTGAACAACAAATCAATGGCGCTGACCTTGTTAAAGGTAATTCAACAACAAATTGGCAAAAGTCTAAACTTACAGATGATTACGGTAAAGCAATTGAATCGTATGAGCAGTCCATAGATAGCGTTTTAAGCGCAGTTAACACATCTAGGATTATTCATATTACTAATGCAACAGATGCGCCAGAAAAGACGGATATAGGCACGTTAGAGAAGCCTGGACAAGATGGTGTTGATGACGGTTCTTCGTTCGATGAATCAACTTATACATCAAGCAAATCTGGTGTGTTAGTTGTTTATGTTGTTGATAATAATACAGCTCGTGCAACATGGTACCCAGACGATTCAAACGATGAGTACACAAAATACAAAATCTACGGCACATGGTACCCGTTTTATAAAAAGAATGATGGAAACTTAACTAAGCAATTTGTTGAAGAAACGTCTAACAACGCTTTAAATCAAGCTAAGCAGTATGTAGATGATAAATTCGGAACAACGAGCTGGCAACAACATAAGATGACAGAGGCGAATGGTCAATCAATTCAAGTTAACTTAAATAATGCGCAAGGCGATTTGGGATATTTAACTGCTGGTAATTACTATGCAACAAGAGTGCCGGATTTACCAGGTAGCGTTGAAAGTTATGAGGGTTATTTATCGGTATTCGTTAAAGATGATACAAACAAGCTATTTAACTTCACACCTTATAACTCTAAAAAGATTTACACACGATCAATCACAAACGGCAGACTTGAGCAACAGTGGACAGTTCCTAATGAACATAAATCAACGGTATTGTTCGACGGTGGCGCAAATGGTGTAGGCACAACAATCAATCTAACTGAACCGTACACAAACTATTCTATTTTGTTGGTAAGCGGAACTTATCCAGGTGGCGTTATTGAGGGATTCGGACTAACCGCATTACCTAACGCGATTCAATTGAGTAAAGCGAATGTAGTTGACTCAGACGGCAACGGTGGCGGTATTTATGAGTGCTTACTATCCAAAACAAGTAGCACTACTTTAAGAATAGATAACGATGTGTACTTTGATTTAGGTAAAACATCAGGTTCTGGAGCGAATGCCAACAAAGTTACTATAACTAAAATTATGGGGTGGAAATAATGAAAATCACAGTAAACGATAAAAACGAAGTTATCGGATTCGTTAATACTGGCGGTTTACGCAATAGTTTAGATGTAGATGATAACAATGTGCCTATTAAATTTAAAGAAGAGTTCGAACCTAGAAAGTTTGTTTTCACTAACGGCGAAATTAAATACAATAGCAATTTCGAAAAAGAAGACGTACCGAATGCATCAAACCAACAAAGTGCGTCAGATTTAAGTGATGAGGAACTTCGCGGAATGGTTGCGAGTATGCAAATGCAGGTGGCACAAGTAAACGTATTAACAATGGAATTAGCTCAACAAAACGCTATGTTAACACAACAGTTGACTGAACTGAAAACTAACAAAACAAGTACTGAGGGGGACGTTTAAATAATGAAGATGATTTATCCAACTTTTAAAGACATTAAAACTTTTTATGTTTGGGGTTACTATAAAAACGAGCAAATTAAGTGGTACGTAGACAAGGGTTTAATCGATAAAGAAGAATACGCTTTAATCACTGGAGAAAAATATCCAGAAACAAAAGATGAAAAGTCACAGGTGTAATGCTTGTAGCTTTTTAATTTGAATAAAGTGGGTGGCATAATGTTTGGATTTACCAAACGACATGAACAAGATTGGCGTTTAACGCGATTAGAAGAAAATGATAAGACTATGTTTGAAAAATTCGACAGAATAGAAGATAGTCTTAGAGCGCAAGAAAAGATTTATGACAAATTAGATAGAAATTTTGAAGAATTAAAGCGCGACAAGGTAGAAGATGAAAAGAATAAAGAAAAGAATGCCAAGAATATTAGAGACATAAAAATGTGGATTCTAGGTTTGATAGGGACTATCTTCAGTACGATTGTCATAGCTTTACTAAGAACTATTTTTGGTATTTAAAGGAGGTGATTACCATGCTTAAAGGGATTTTAGGATATAGCTTCTGGGCGTGCTTCTGGTTTGGTAAATGTAAATAACAGTTAAGAGTCAGTGCTTCGGCACTGGCTTTTTATTTTGATTGAAATGAGGTGCATACATGGGATTACCTAACCCAAAGACTAGAAAGCCTACAGCTAGTGAAGTGGTGGAGTGGGCAAAGTCGAATATTGGTAAGAGGATTAATATAGATAATTATCGGGGCAGTCAATGTTGGGATACACCTAACTTTATTTTTAAAAGATATTGGGGTTTTGTAACATGGGGCAATGCTAAGGATATGGCTAATTATAGATATCCTAAGGGATTCCGTTTCTATCGCTATTCATCTGGATTTGTACCGGAACCTGGAGACATTGCAGTTTGGCACCCTGGCAACGGAATAGGTTCGGACGGACACACCGCAATAGTAGTAGGACCATCTAATAAAAGTTATTTTTATAGCGTTGACCAAAACTGGGTTAATTCTAATAGTTGGACAGGTTCTCCGGGAAGTTTAGTAAGACACCCTTATGTAAGTGTTACAGGCTTTGTCAGACCTCCATACTCAAAAGATACTAGCAAACCTAGTAGTACTGATACAAGTTCAGCATCAAAAGCCAATGACTCAACAATTACTGGCGAAGCGAAGAAACCGCAATTTAAAGAAGTTAAAACAGTAAAATACACTGCTTACAGCAATGTTTTAGATAAAGAAGAGCACTTCATTGATCATATAGTTGTAATGGGTGATGAACGCTCAGATATTCAAGGATTATATATAAAAGAATCAATGCATATGCGTTCTGTAGACGAACTGTATACGCAAAGAAATAAGTTTATAAGCGATTATGAAATACCGCATTTATATGTCGATAGAGAGGCTACATGGCTTGCTAGACCAACCAATTTTGATGACCCGCGTCACCCTAATTGGTTAGTTATTGAAGTATGTGGTGGTCAAACAGATAGTAAGCGTCAATTCTTAATGAACCAAATACAAGCTTTAATACGGGGTGTATGGTTGTTGTCAGGAACAGATAAAGAATTATCTGAAACGACGTTAAAGGTAGACCCTAATATTTGGCGTAGTATGAAAAATTTAATTAATTACGACTTGATTAAGCAAGGTATACCGGATAACGCAAAGTATGAGCAAGTCAAAAAGAAAATGCTTGAAATGTACATTAAACGAGATATATTGACGCGAGAAAATATTAAAGAAGTAACGACAAAAACAACAATAAGAATTAGTGATAAAACATCAGTTGACAGTGCGTCCACACGAGGCCCTACTCCATCAGACGAAAAACCAAGCATCGTTACTGAAACAAGTCCATTCACATTCCAGCAAGCACTGGATAGACAAATGTCTAGGGGTAACCCGAAAAAATCTCATACATGGGGCTGGGCTAATGCAACACGAGCACAAACGAGCTCAGCAATGAATGTTAAGCGAATATGGGAAAGTAACACACAATGCTATCAAATGCTTAATTTAGGCAAGTATCAAGGCGTTTCAGTTAGTTCGCTTAATAAGATACTTAAAGGTAAGGGGACATTGAATAATCAAGGTAAAGCGTTCGCAGAAGCTTGTAAAAAGCACAACATTAATGAAATTTATTTAATCGCGCATGCTTTCTTAGAAAGTGGATATGGTACAAGTAACTTCGCTAACGGAAAAGATGGAGTATACAACTACTTCGGCATTGGCGCTTACGACAACAATCCTAACTACGCAATGACGTTTGCAAGGAATAAAGGTTGGACATCTCCAGCAAAAGCAATCATGGGCGGTGCTAGCTTCGTAAGAAAAGATTACATCAACAAAGGACAAAACACATTGTATCGAATTAGATGGAATCCTAAGAATCCAGCTACCCACCAATACGCTACTGCTATAGAGTGGTGCCAACATCAAGCAAGTACAATCGCTAAATTATATAAACAAATCGGCTTGAAAGGTATCTACTTCACAAGGGATAAATATAAATAAAGAGGTGTGTAAATGTACAAAATAAAAGATGTTGAAACGAGAATAAAAAATGATGGTGTTGACTTAGGTGACATTGGTTGTCAATTTTACACTGAAGATGAAAATACAGCATCTATAAGAATAGGTATCAATGACAAACAAGGTCGTATCGATCTAAAAGCACATGGCTTAACACCTAGATTACATTTGTTTATGGAAGATGGCTCTATATTCAAAAATGAGCCCCTTATTATCGACGATGTTGTAAAAGGGTTCCTTACCTACAAGATACCTAAAAAGGTTATCAAACACGCTGGTTATGTTCGCTGTAAGCTGTTTTTAGAGAAAGAAGAAGAAAAAATACATGTCGCGAACTTTTCTTTCAATATCGTTGATAGTGGTATTGAATCTGCTGTAGCAAAAGAAATCGATGTTAAATTGGTAGATGATGCTATTACGAGAATCTTAAAAGATAACGCGACAGATTTATTGAACAAAGACTTTAAAGAGAAAATAGATAAAGATGTCATTTCTTACATCGAAAAGAATGAAAGTAGATTTAAAGGTGCGAAAGGTGATAAAGGCGAACCGGGACAACCTGGTGCAAAAGGTGAAGCAGGTAAAAAAGGAGAGCAAGGCGCAACCGGTAAAAATGGTACTGTAGTATCAATCAATCCTGACACTAAAATGTGGCAAATTGATGGTAAAGATACAGATATCAAAGCAGAACCTGAGTTATTGGATAAAATCAATATCGCAAATGTTGAAGGATTAGAAGATAAATTGCAAGAAGTTAAAAAAATCAAAGATACAACTCTCAACGACTCTAAAACGTATACGGATTCAAAAATTGCTGAACTAGTTGATAGCGCGCCTGAATCTATGAATACATTAAGAGAATTAGCAGAAGCAATACAAAACAACTCTATTTCAGAAAGTGTATTGCAACAGATTGGCTCAAAAGTTAGTACAGAAGATTTTGAGAAATTCAAACAAACACTAAATGATTTATATGCTCCAAAAAATCATAATCATGACGAGCGGTATGTTTTGTCATCTCAAGCTTTTACTAAACAACAAGCGGATAATTTATATCAACTAAAAAGCGCATCTCAACCGACGGTTAAAATTTGGACAGGAACAGAAAATGAATATAACTATATATATCAAAAAGACCCTAATACACTTTACTTAATTAAGGGGTGATTTTATGGAAGGTAATTTTAAAAATGTAAAGAAGCTTATTTACGAAGGCGAAGAATATACAAAAGTATATGCTGAAAATATCCAAGTATGGAAAAAGCCTTCATCTTTTGTAATAAAACCCTTACCTAAAAATAAATATCCGGATAGCATAGAAGAATCAACAGCAAAATGGACAATAAACGGAGTTGAACCTAATAAAAGTTATCAGGTGACAATAGAAAATGTACGTAGCGGTATAATGAGGATTTCGCAAACTAATTTAGGGTCAAGTGAATTAGGAATATCAGGAGTCAATAGCGGAGTTGCAAGTAAAAATATCAACTTTAGTAATCCTTCAGGGATGTTGTACGTCACTATAAGTGATGTTTATTCAGGATCTCCGACATTGACCATTGAATAATTTTAAACGACTAATTTTTTAGTCGTTTTTTATTTTGGATAAAAGGAGCAAACAAATGGATATCGGTACAATCGTAAGAACAATTTTATTAATAGTCGCATGGATCAATCAGTTTTTAGCAATCAAACATATTTCTCCAATCCCAGTTGACGAAGTGTTTATAAGCACAGTCGTTACTGGGATTGTTTCAATTTGGACGTGGTGGAAGAATAACAACTTTACTCACGCATCTAAGAAAGGGCAACAAAAAATTTATGAAGTAAAAGCTGGCATTCAGTCAACTGGTGGCGCACCTAAAGTGAACGGAGATGATAACAATGCCGTCGGTTAGAACATACAGTCAAGCTATTAGCTACCTTAAAAGCCTAGAGGGTAAGGCGTGGAATCCAGACAATGCATTTGGATGTCAATGCTTCGATACTGCCAACCAATATTGGCTTTACTTATTTAATCATAGGTTGAAAGGTGTGGGCGCTGCGGACATTCCTACATGGAATGATTTCACTAACGAAGCAACCGTTTACGAAAATACTGTGTCGTTTCAAGCATTGCCGGGCGACGTCGTTATTTTTAACCGTAATTATGGCGGTGGTTATGGTCATGTAGGTATTGTAATAAGCGCTACGTTAGATTCTATAACTATTTTAGAGCAGAACTGGCTAGGCGGTGCTTACTGGAGTCCACCAGAAGTTACTACAAGACGTACACACGGCTACGACTTCCCTATGTGGTTTATCCGTCCATTCTACGCAAAAGAAACGACCGCTAATAAGCTAAGAAGCGCAGTGACGCCAGTTAAACAAGATAAGTTATCAAAAGGTAAAAAAATCATGCTTGTGGCTGGTCATGGTATTGGTGCATACTCTAACGACCCAGGTGCCGTTGCGAATGGAGAAAACGAAAGAGATTTTAACCGTAAAAATATTATACCTAGAGTGAAAAAGTATCTTGAGTCAGTAGGCAACACAGTATTGTTATACGGTGGCAACTCGATGAATCAAGACTTATATCAAGATACTTTGTACGGTCAACGTGTTGGAAACTATAAAGACTATGGCATGTACTGGATTAAAAACGAAGTTAAACCGGATGCAATCATAGAGTTTCATTTAGATTCTGCTAGTCCGCAAGCAAGTGGCGGGCATGTAATCATTAGCGACCGTTTCCCAGCTGATGACATTGACAAGGCATTAAGTAGCGCATTAGATAAAACAGTAGGTAAAATAAGAAGTGTGACACCTAGAGGGGATTTATTGAACGCTAACGTGTCCGCTGACCTTAATCTTAATTATCGTTTAATCGAATTAGGCTTTATCACATCAACGAAAGATTTAAACTACATTAAAAATAATCTAGACAGCTTCACGAAGCGGATTGCTGAAGCTATTAACGGCAGACAAATTGATGCGCCAAGCAGTAAGCCAAGCGCTGACAAAATAACATGGAATTGGAAAGGCGTATTTTATCCTAATCCAGAAAAAGCTATAAGAGTCAGAAAAACAGCAGGATTAACCGGCACAGTCGTTGAAGAAGATTCATGGCTATACACAAAAGATGATTGGGTAAAATTCGACCAAGTCATTAAAAAAGATGGCTACTGGTGGATTAGATTCAAATATCAACGTGAGGGCTCTAGTACTAACGATTTCTATTGTGCAGTGTGTAGAATCACAGATAAAGAACAGAAGATTAAAAATGAAAAATATTGGGGAACGATTGAGTGGGCTTAATATGTTATAATTAACATCCACCACATCATTTGGCAGGTACTTCGGTACTTGCCTATTTTTTTATGCAAATTTTAAAAAACACTTGACTAATAAACATTTGTTTAGTATAATTATATTTGTAGGTTAGTTGATGACTTACAAATTATGTGTAAGGAGGTGAAAAGCCTCATGCTAGACATAATAAAAACACTTCTAGAACATCAAGTATTGGCAGTACTGATAATTCCAGAAGTGTTAAAACAACTTAGAGAATGGCATCTCGGCTACCTAGACCGAAAGCCAAACAACAAAGATTAACATTATGCTTGGAGCCTGATGGCTCCTCCTTACACTTATATAATATAATATTATTTGGAGGTTTTCAATTATGACAGAACAAATGTATTTAATATTGTTTTTATTAAGCCTACCATTGTTATTATTTATCGGGAGAAAAACACATTTTTATTGTTTAGATAAAAAGAATGGACGTAGATAATATGAGTGATTATAAATTAAAAATAATTGAATTGATCAAAAGTGATATAACAGGTTACCAAATTCACAAACAAACTGGCGTAGCGCAATATGTAATTTCACAATTAAGGCAAGGAAAGCGCGAAGTAGATAACTTAACTTTAAATACAACTGAAAAACTATACAGTTACGCACGACAAGTGTTATAATATAAATGTGAAATGGTCATTCTTGAAATGACTCGGTCGCTACTGGCACAGACTGTTTAAAGTGTCACCACAACATGAACTGAGAATTCATATGACGTTGCTGACGAGCGACAAAGCTCTGTGTTCCTGAATGGGAGTAGGTTTGTGTGGTGGTACATAACAAGTCGCTGAAATATTTGCGACATAATAAAACATATTATCGGTTTTATTATGTGCTGCAGGCAAACCTTAACCACCCATACTAGTTACTGGGTGGTTGTTTATATATAACGCAAGTTAACCAAAACTAACTCTATCTAATAAAAAGTATGAAAAATTTACTCATATCTATTGCGTATAAAGTTAAAAGATATTATAGTTAACTATGAAGAAAGTCAACTCTCTATTCCGTTCTTTCTTCCTAACTTGCATTCTTTCGTAGTTAGTTCGTCAAGTAACTATTAATTTAGTTATATACAATCAGGAGTGAATTGTATAGCCCGGCAGAGGCCATATATCTGACTGTTGGTCCCGCAGGAGACTTCTTCCTTGCCATCACTCATATACATAATCCCTACTTACATTAATGTTTGTAGGGATATTTTTTAAGGGGTGTACTAGGTGGGGAACACAACGTATTTAAAAATAAATAGTGAAAACGATGTTGATTTACAAGACATCTTGAATGATTTTATTAATTGCTTTTGCAAAGGTTATGTGGAAATTAAAACGAAATATAAATTGCTTCCCATCTTTAAAATAAATTTTCATAAAAATAATTTACCCCACTTATTAGGTTTGCATTACACACATAAAAAAGTGAGCGCTAAAAAGATCATTGGAAGAATAGCTGAAGGGAAAATTACACACGAATCTATAAAAAAACATTATGAATATAGTAACATTAAAGATAGGCTTATCAATTATAATTTTTTGCATAAATGCTTTATTGATAAAGAAATCAGGCTATGCGTTATAGTTCCAAAAAATTCAATTAATCCACAAAAGATTGATGTAGCTTTTATAGATGACAAGAACAGCCAAGTTATGATACTCGGGTTAAGGAAGTCTAACAATAATGATTTTTATAGTCCGGCGACTATGTACGTTCTGGGTAAAAACAGTTCATATCGAAGAATGAGAAGAACACATGTTATTAGCATAGAATGGAAAAATTAATAAATTCGCCTATCGGTGAATCAGTATAGATCGCATCTTAAATGGTGTGTTTATTTTACTCCCCCTACAACCAACAAAACCACACCACCTATTAATTTAGGAGTGTGGTTGTTTTTGTTGGAAGTGTGTATCAGGTATCTG